ATGTGAATCAGCAGGGGATGACGCTTTGGAAGGATTTGTTCAGAATGCTGTTGAAAAATATGCTCAATATGGATTCAAAATTAAGACTTATGATAAGATAGTTGATAATTTTGAGTTTTGTAGTCGTATATATTCGAAAGGGAAGTCATGGCCTGTTAATAAAGCAAAGATTATTTATAATCTATTGCATAATTTTCCTGGTAATGATTTTGAGTTTCGTATGTACATGACGGGGTTTGTTGACAATATGCAACATCATCCTGATTATAAAGCTATTATGGACTTAATTGAGAAAGTGGGTTATTTTGAGCTGGTGGGGGCTCAAGAAGTTTGTGGGGATGGAACCTTTACCTCAACGTAAAGCTCGTGTGCGCCGGGGTGCTCAACCCGGGCAAAATCAAAAGAGAGCCTTGACTGAAGCTCAACGTGAAAGGAGAAGAGAGAGAAATCGAAGAAGACGGGAGAGACGTAGAGCTATACCTGCTATGGCAGCGAACACTGTTGCAAATACTAGTAATTGGATGATTCCTAGTGGTTCTGCCAGTGATACAGCTGTTCGGCGAGTGGGAAAGCTGCGAACGCCTGCCGGAAATCGATTGACTCATCAAGGGCTATCGTTTATAAAGTGTGCTTTTGCACCTCCAGATTTTGCAGCGAATGATGTGGCTGGAGTTCCTGATGAATTTCGTGGTCAAACATTGGTAAAGAAGCATCGATTAGTTACTAGTTTTAACTTCAATGCAAATACCGATTACTATATTTTGCTTGCGCCCGTACCAGGCATTTCCTTCTTTCAGACTTCTGTGGCTGCTGGTACTGGTTTTATATCAACTAGTTCTTTTGGCGCCTTTCAGTATTCTGATTTTGGGACTATGTTTGGATCACCTAATACAATGGCTGATATAGTAACGAAGTTTCGGTATATCTCCAATCACATCGAGATATTACCAACTGTTAATCAAATGACATGGACTGGGAATATACAAGTGTTTAAGCTTCCTGTTTCTTTGACCTTGGATACCATTGGTGTTACTGGAGGTGATGCAGCGACGTTTTCGATTACTGGCTTTCAAGCCATTAATGAAACGAATGCGAATCAGTACACCGGGTCTTTTAATATGGGAGCTTATTCAGCTTGTTATAACAGTGGTGCTCAGTTTGATTTTCAACCTATATTGGAAGGTGCCACGACATACCCGGCAACTTTTGTTACTGGGCGTGATTTTGGTCAAATTTACAATATTAATGGTATACCAGGATTCGACAATCAATTTGAAACCTTGTGCATTCGTGTTTCGGGAATTGGCTCAAATACGAATAATTCCTGTATAATTAAGACTTGGGCCTGTGTTGAATATCAAGTTCAACCGGGAACCTTGTTATATGAATTCGGGAGTGTGTCGCCTAGCGATGAACTTGCTATAAAGCTCTATCGTGAAGTAATATTGGGACTTCCAGTGGCAGTTCCTTTTTACGATAATGAGGGGTTTTGGCAAAGAGTATTGCGAGTGATACGCCAGGTTTCTGGTAGCTTGTCGATAATACCTGGACCGCTTGGCATGATATCTGGTGGAGTTAATTCGATAGCCTCTGGCGTTGAATCTTTGGTCTTGTGAGAAGGAAAACTCTAAACCCAGAAGGAAAACTGTAAACCCCTAACAACACGGAGGAGAGCAATTTGTCTGATCACTTTAGTTGAAAATGGTACAATGAGAGGTGGTAGAGGATTTGTAAG